ACTACCGCGACAAGTTTCCCCCAAACAAGCGCGTGGTGCTACGGGAACAGCCACAGGAGGCCATCTCGCTGACCGACGACGATTTGCTCAAGTTTCAGCGGCTTGCCAACGAACGTGAGAACGCTGTGTGGGAGTGGGATCGCCGCTTCCATGGGATACGCCCCGGTCTCTCAGAGGTCGCATGAAATCCATTGTCTTACAACTGCCAGAGCCGCCGTCTGCGAATGTCTACTGGCGGCACAACCGAGGCCGCATCCATCTCTCGACCGAGGCCAAGCGGTATCGAGAGACGGTGCGGGCTGCATACAAAACACAGCAAGGCACCAGTAAGATCGCGTTCCCTGATGGCGTCGTTGCGCTCGTCTTTGACTGGCGGCGGTCTCGCAAATCCGGTGATCTAGACAACCGGTTCAAGCAGGCCCTTGACGCCCTGCGTGGCGTAGCGTACACCGACGACAACCAGATCGTTGAGATACACGCCTATCGCTCAGACGTTGAGCCAAAGGGTACGCTCACCCTCACCCTCTCTAACGGGACACTTACCAAGTGACCCCGCCTCTCGTGCGAAAGGAACTCATCGTTGAATGGGATACCGAACTACGGCTCATGAACGCGCTCCGCGATAAGTTGCTGGCTCGCGGCCTCAACGCATCGAACGTCTGCATCGTTACGGTCTCGACCGACTACTCCTCAGTCATGGGCCAATACCTGCGACACCAGCTCACTGACAACGGCGAGATATGTCATGGGTTCGGGGTTGACGTTCCCTACCCAGACCAACCATTCGACGACGCATGTGTGCAGGTACTCTGCAATATCTTCAGGCTGCACCGTGATGCCACCAAGGATCGTACCATCCTACTAGTAGAAGCTGGCGTGATTCGTGGAGGCAACTATGCACGAGTCGTGGATGTCATTCGCCACGACCTGCAGATGACCGAACCCATACTAACACTCGCTATGTTTGAGAATGTGCATAGCAAGTGGACCTGTGATTTCGTTGGAGAATACTATGACGACAGCAGAGAAGACCTGACCTTCTGGTGGGAACAACCCAACAATCACTGGATCAGCTAATGCGATTCGAACTCGATAGCCACCGCCGCACGGTCGGCGTCACCACCGTCGCCTCATCCAACGGGCAGACAATCACGCAACGCCGCAACCTCGATCTGGAAGCCAAAGTCCTGACCGCCCGACACCTGTACTTAGCCAACCAAGAAGACACCCAATGCCAAGCATTGAGCAGCTAAACCTCGAAGCATCCAAGACAGGTGGACGCAAGTACGATAGCGCCTATCATGTCCCCGCGAAAACGGTGCCGACCGCCAAGGCCAAGGTAACGCAAGGCGGCAGCGGACACTCATCCAACCACAACGCTTAGACCCTTATGGCTGGCAAGGGCAGCACTCGACGACCCACCCAAGTGCCGACGACCACATGGGTCACGAACTTTGAAAAGACCTTCCCCAAACCGAAAGCGTCATGAAATGCGAAACATGTGGCACGGAGGAATACGACGAGCGTGAGCCCATGTACGGCTATGCCCAAATCCGGTGCAAGTGTGGCTTACGCCCTACCCCACGCATCAGTGCCGACAGTCTCCCGCAGAAGCCGAAACGCCCTGTCAATGGTGGCAACGGCTTCATGAAGGGCGGCATCTTCTACGGCACTTGCAGGGCTGCGTCCTGCGGCGCGTCGTTTGAGTCTGCGCATCCCAAGCAAACTTGTGGTGCGCTGGCCTGTCGTCACTGGGCGAAGAACCGCACGGGTGAGATGATCGAGCGCACCTGCTATTGCGGTACACGCTACCTCACACGAAAGGCGCATCAGGGACATTTCTGCGGGAAGAAGTGTCGCCGTAAGTTGACAAACCAGCGGGATGCCGCAGGGAAGAAAGCCAAGCTCCTCGCGCAACGCACACGGCGACTGGCCGACACCCCAGCCCTGCCGCTGGACCCACGCCCTACGGCACCGCCACCCACGCTAACGCTGCGACGGCTCCAACCACCACCCACTGCCCAGCCGCCAGCAGGCGCGACAGTATTGGTGGATGCGCTTGGCGCTCCAGTATGGATAATGCTGCCACCTGACCAGCAATCACCGCGTCCTTAGCCAATAGCAACGAGTCTGCTACCACGATAGCCACCCGAAGGCCAGCCACCGACGACTCCAACGAGGCGACCAATGCATCCGACGCCAGCCGTTCCCCCTGTACCGCCGCCACCAACGCCATCAGCGCAGGACGCAGCGTATCCGGCACGGCCAGCAGGATGGTGTCCACCCGTGCAAATGTCCCATCGGTTACCGCCACCGCCTGCACCCGCCGAGTCGCCGCCGTTGCCACGAGGCGAGATAGGGAATCCCCCCGTCGGGTGGCGAGTGCGTAACGGGCGGCTAGGCTGTCGGCGCGGTCCGATGCCGCGATAATCTGGGCACGAGCCGAACGGCTCTGCTCCATGTCACGCCCTGCGTGACGCTGTTCCCGTCCGTACAGGAACACAACTAACGCCACCACCAGTGACCACTCGATAATCTGTTTGGGCAACTCGCGCATCATCCGAGACGCTCGACGATTCGGGCACTGGCGACTGCGTCACACAGGGCTTCCACGCCGTCCACGGGGAGTACGTTTTCCAAGCCCGAATCGGACAAGCATACATGCATGGCCTCGTGGTAAAACACACGCCATTGCATCTCACGCCTCAGCCGAGGCGCAATCCAAATCGTGCGATGCTCAGCATCCCACAGCCCCCATGCCTCGCGTCCATCCTCGGTCAGTAGCCCTTTCCGGCGTTTGACCACGACCGGTCCCCCGACGCATTGCACTCGTCGGGGAAGCGCAGGCCACTTCCGAGTCTTCATAGCCGACTTCCTACTAGAACGCGACAGCTCGGACAATCCGTAGCCCAATCCCCAAGGCGACACAGATGCCGACAAACGCCGCGAGGATGACTAGCACCGACCGTGCAAAATCACGGAAGCGGGGTGCGGGTGGTGCAGGGCGCACCGTAGTGACTGGGGGAATCTCTAGCTTCGGACGGCGTGGCATGGACATCGGACACTCCTGTTAGTTGCAGTTCCATTTCCGCAGGGATAATGCCTTGCGCGTCGGCTTGCCCTTGTCGTCCTTCATCGCGCCCGGCATGCCAGACATTCTAGCACAAAACGACTTTCTTCGCTTCGCTGGCTTGCTATCTGGGTCCAGCTTACTCGGCTTCGTCGTGACCGCCATACTCAGGGTCGACCCCGGATTCTCCCGGCGATAGGACGCAATGCCCTTCCGATTCAATCCGCCCTCTGGGTCTTTCCCTTCCTTGCGCTTCCACGCACCCGGTCGCTTCCCGCTAGTTGTTGCCATCGTTGTGCTCGTTCCGAATAGGGAGTCGGATATCCGCGTTCCGTATATCGGGCTGCGGTTCATGCGTATCATCCAGCGTCTCCATCAAATAACAGTGACCCATACAGCTGCCGCAGACGCAGACTCTGCCGTCTTCGTCGACTCGTTCGCCTGTCGCATTACAATGCGGACACGCGACCCGCAGCGTCTGGCCTCTAGCCATCATCCTCTTGACTGACAAAAATAGCGTTCAGCTTTTCGCGCACAACCTCAATCGTCATCTGCGCGGCCTCACCCTGCAATGCCGGATGGTCCAAGCAGTCGTCGAGCGTCATATCCACTTCCGCCCCAACCTCTTGCCGGATCAAGCCCGTCATCTCGTCCTGCTCATCCCGTCTCATTTCCCCTTGCTCCCCTTGGTCACACGGTAGGCAGGCACCACGGTATGACGGCCATCTAGCCCCTCGCGTGGTACCCGCTGGCACTCCAGCCGCCCCGTCTGCTTGAACAACCGTAGGTGGCGGGCAATACTGGTACGGCACATCCCCGACGCATCCTGCATTTCCGTGATCGTCGTGAACCCGCCCGGGTCCTTGACCGACCGCTGCGCCTTGCGGATCGCCTCCAGCAGCTCGTTCGTGGTAATGCTCACCATGCTAGGGTCTCCAGACGGCAGGAGGTTTCGGCTTCAGGAAAAACGGCTCGACCTCAAACTTCCCGTCACGAATCACTATGGTAATCGCACCAATGTCCGCCAGTGTGTTTGGCGCAATCTTGTGGACGTACGCGGTCGCTAACTGCCATGCGCCGGTCTGAATCAAGCGGGTCGGGTAGGCATTGTAAGTATCGGCATACCGGTGCATATGCGAACGGACTGCCAGATCAGGGTGTCGTTCCCCCTGCATATGCGCCTCGCTCCATATCTCGTAGGCCGCTGAGTTCACTGCCGTCATCTTGGTCCACGGCCTCACGCCAATCTTGCCATGATGGGCAAAGTCCAACTTGACATCCTGAAACTCCGCGACCCACTTCCACCAGCTGGCCGTCCCCGACTCGACATCCGTAATCACAGGCCGCCCATCCTTCTTCAGCCCCACCGCGACCCGTTCCTCAAAGGCTGCCGATGGCCCCACATGGGCCTCGGTGCCTCGGACAAACAAAAGCGCCGTCGGCTCTAAAGCCAAAGGCGCTCGGAGGACTTCGTTGAGAACAGCGGCTTGTGCGGTCGGGTTGCCTGATAATATCTGCGTCGTGCCGTGGTGGTTCCCATCAACGGCGTCCCCATTACACACCACCAGCAGGTCGGCCTTGAGCTTGTCGCGTCGTTGCTCGACCGACTCCCAGTATCGGTGCCACCCATCCCAGAGCCAGCGTTGCGCTCGGCTATGGGTATAATGCCCCCCATCATCCAGCGACACCTGCGGCGGACAGAGTGCCGTCGTGCCGCCACAATGTAAGTCAGACACCACCGCAATCAACAGCGTGTCTGCCTTGAACCGCATCGAGGTGTTACGTTTGGGCATAGCTGAACGGTAAGAGGGTCCAGACGGAACGCAAGGGGTCAGACCTGACGCAGGACCTTGATCCGGTCGCTGATAAGGCGGGACTTCTTCGCCACCCCATACCCTTCCCGCTGATCGCCTACCGCCCCATCTGGTATGGTATTCCCCTCAATAACGTCGAGACGTTTTGGCGTCTTGCCCACCACAATCCCGATGTGGGCGTACCGCTGGAGCTTCGGGAAATAGAACACCACGAGGTCGCCTAACACCGCTTTGTCCGCCGGCAGCAGCCGCCCCGAATCGACCATAAACTGTACCCGACCACTGCGTTTCAACTTGCGGGTCTCCCCTGCCTCGTCCAGACAGCCCCACGCAAAGGCCGCGCACCACGCCGACCCCACTGGCGAGCCAAGCGCCTTCAGCCAGCGGTCAATCAATGGGCCGCGATTGCTGCCCTTTGGACTCTCGCAAGTACCTACGTACTTGTATGCCGTCTCAACTAGCTTCGGCATCCCACACGGCTCCATCAGCCCGACGCTGGGCGATCTCGATCTGCGTCTTGTTCGTAATGTCCATCGAGGCGGACTTGAGGCCCACCCGTTGCAGGAAGGCCAGCAGCACCTTCTTTCCGTAGGCGGTGCAGATACCCAGCGTCAGCACCCAGAAGTCCACCCACGATAGGCCCTGTTCGTGCTGAATGGCTCCGTGCGCCACAAACACAAAGCAGGCAATCGCCAGTAGCCTTGTGAGGGATAAGCCCCGCAGACGGTCATCAAGGGGCGCGATGCCCCATTTGAGGATGCTCAGTAGGGTCTTCATGGCTTCCGCGTTTTTATAAAGAGTGAGGATAGGGAGCCGCGAAGTCCTCGGACAAGGTCTGCTTCCTGCTTTCGACGTGTCTTGAGCACCTGATGGACCTTGCCACTAGAGGATGTAATCTTCACAAGGGGGCGCACGGTTGGCGAAAAAATAGCCATCAGTTGCTTGCGTAAGCCTGACTGTTTCATAGGCCGCAGTGCACGTCGGGGCGTTGGCATTAGGGGCAAGCCGAGTCTACGGCGTTCCGAGGGTCACGGCAGAGCATCCGCTTGATGGCCTCGACCTTGACTTCTAGGCGGTCAACGTCTGCTTTTTCCGCTTTGCTGGCTACCTGCCCATTCAGGATGGTTGCAGAGACGGCCAACGTCACAATAAACACGGCAATGTTCCATGAGTTGCGCTCAAGGAAAGCATCAAGTCTAGGGCTCATGGTCGTGGTGTCGTAAGTGATTCCTGCGCCATCCGTCCTACATCCATTTGACGGTGCCAGTCGTGTACTCGGTCTTGAATATTCAACAAGACAATCGCCTTCTGCTGATCGGTCAAACCTCGGTATTCCGCACCGCTGATATACTCGCGTAGTGCCTGCTCCTTGGCTGCACCGACCTGCCGGAGATACGCCTCGTACTCCTTCCCTGATCGCTCGTACTTGACGCCATTGAGCGTTGAGGACTGTTCAGGCCGTGTCAGGCTAATGCCGAGTCGCGCAAACTCCTTCGTGACGTTGTTCTCGCGGCTCTGACTACCTCGTAATGGCGAGAAGACATCCGCAATACGCTCGCCAGCAGACCGCGAGGGGTCTCTACCCAGTGCATCCACAGCGACCGGATTGAGCTGCGAAAGACCGGGAAGACGCGCCCGAAAACGTTCCAACGCACCATCAGGCCGACGCTCGGTATCATCCATCGACCGTGCAACCTGTCCCAATACCGATGGAATAGGAATCGCCGAAGCCACAAACTCACCAACTTTTTCCAGATTTTTACCCGGTAACTTGAGTGTGCTAATTGCACGGTCAAGTGTTTCCAGATAGACCTGCTGGGTCAGCATCTTCAGTGTCGTCCCAACGGCCGCCATACCCCGTTCGGACTTCGTACGCTCTGTATCATTTTGTTTGAGGCCGCGCATCGCCGCGCCCGTAAACAGTGGGGCCATGATCGGCATAAAGGGGCGAATGTCTATCCACTCTTTTCCAATGCGGATACTCCACGGCTTACGGCCCTCTGCCTCAAACTGCTCCCGCTCAGCCTCCGTGTCTGGCAGAGCCGTTGTGAGTAGCCCCTCCGCTGCCAGTTGATAGCCCGCCGCAATCAACGCCGTTCCTACTGCGGCCTCAGACACAATACGGGCCTGTGCGACGGGATGCTTACTCATGAGGAGGCGGACAAGGCTCAGTGGACCAGCAGACAGTATAAGGGATTGTCCACCAATCGCTGAAGGAACGCCAGTAAAGGGCACAGTAACGTCAAGTCCAACAGAAAGCGCCTGTGCGCTTCCTTGCATTACTCTTTCTTTGTCGTAACGCAGTGTGCCTTCCTTGGCAGTTGGTGCCTTCGCTGCCATATGCATCACGCCCTGCTTTATTGTCGAGGCCGCTTTAGATAAAAGATTCTTATTACGAAACGTGATATAGTTTGCATGATCGGATGCCCGAAATACCATCTCGTCCGTTGGCGTAGCAAAGAGCCGAGCCGATTCAGACTGTAGCCGGTCTTTTGACAACCCTTGTGCGGCCGCCATGGCCTTTGACTGGGTGTACATAGAAAAGTCATAGGCGGCTCGCCAGTACGGGCGGTCCACCGCTTCCATTGCGCCAAGAACGGTGTTGACTATGGCATCGCTTACATCATTGGTATATCGCGTTTCGCGATGTTCGAGCACTCGTTCAACGCCTTCTGCATCCAACTGGACAGACAGTTCGGTAGAAAACTTTACGACCGCCGCCTTGACCTGTGCCATAATCCCACCCTGCTCGGCGCGGCCAGCAGCAGCGGCGGCTCGTGCAGCGGCAACGGTCGGAGCCGCGCCCTTCTTCGCTCCCCGCCAGAGAGTGCCAAGCCCTTCACGATCAAGCGACCACATCATCTCTCGGTATTGATGCGGAGTAAGGGTCAGGTCGCCAGCGGAATAAGCCTTGCCAACCGCACGGATGTAGTCAAATCCAACTTCAAGAGGATGCTGAACTAGGGTACGAACGCCCAGCGAGATGGAGTTGCCGCCCAGCGCACGAAGCGGAGTTACGATGCTACCAAGGAACGCGGCCTTGACCGCCGTGCCGGCCTTCTCCGTTCGACTCGCTGGACGTAGCCGAGCCGTTTCCTTTACAAGCCGCTCACGGGCCTGAGCGCAGGAATCAGCCATTTTTACACGCCTGCGCTGCGGCTTCAGCCAGTTCTCGTATCCGTAGCATGACCTTATCTGTCATTGGGGTGTCTCCTAACTGTTTCTTTGCCTTTACAAGCCACACCGTAGGGTCCACGCTGTATTTTGCTGTCTGTCGGAAAGAGAAAAGCCCTTGCCCATACCGTTCTTTCCCCGTGATTACATATCCAAGCAACTTATCCGCTGACTCCTCCAAGCGGTCGTGCATTTCTAGCGCTTCTGTCATCTCTGTAGCAGACAGTGTTCCAGATTCCATCGCTTGTGTCAGTCCCTCTAAAATCTGCGTATTCTGCCCAGCAACTAGCATAAGCCCCTTAATCTGCGGACCAGTTAGGCTCTTGACTTTTTCCGCATCAATCATAAGCGGGTTTGCAACAAGCTCACGCGCAAAAGCGTTGGCTTCTTCTTCCTGCTTTGCAACCGTAGTAGGCGTCTTGCCGATACTACCAGTTTCTCTTCCCTTGTCAACTACCGCTCGTAGCCGTGCCTCTGTAGTTCTGTCAAGTCCAAACTTTGCATAGTTAAGAAACTCTCGAATCGGTCGTGCAGTTCTGTCCGCCTTGAGTGGGACGTTCATATCCCATGAATCGGGGTAGCCCTTGCTTCCCGCTACATCCGTATCTGGCGGCGTTTCCTCAATAGGTTTTGTAAGGTCGGCATACCGCTGCTGCGCGTCTTCTGGCGAAATGACCCGCCGAGCTAGTTCAGTCTCTAGGGTAGTCAGCTCTAGTGTCCGACGCTCCATCTGCCGTCTGGTTGCACCAAGCTCCTGCACCAGTTGTAGCGGCATGACTGATTCAGCATCTTCAAGATTGCCGCCGCTCCGCAACTCTGCGGCCTCAGCGTAGTCTGGATGGTCCTCAATACTAGACACAAACGCCATATCCTTATCCTGCTGCGTCGAGAGCGTTGCATACTCCGTCACAATCGCATCGTCGCCAGCCAGCTTCAGGTTCGACGTGGCGACAAGCCGACCATCAACCCGCCGAAGCTCTGGATTGGGACCAGAGATTGTCCGAGCACCGGGAAATGGCTCGATTCCCGAAATGCCGCCGCGAACCCCACCAATCGGTCCCTCTCGTGATGCCTGCTCTTGCCGCGCCTCCAACTCCGCTTGCCAGTTTCGTGGACCAAAACTCACCGCGCCTTCTGGCGAGCTAATGACCCCAGACGGCTCCAGCCCGCGACCCACGGCAGGCGTTACTCGTGGCGCGTCAGCGGGAATACGAATCGGCTCGTTTAGGTCACGCCCAAAAGATGCCGTTTCCAGTCGCTCGGTCGCTGCAGCTGGTGCCTGCGGAAGTTCTCGCGGCACTCTGGCTGCAACAACCGGCTCTACGCCAATGTTGTCAAGGGCAGTCGTCAACGCAGACGGCGGCGTTCCCACGGCTGCTGGGATGGCTACTTGTCCGCCGGGCCGACGAGTTGTTACCGCGTCAAGGCTTAGCCCAAGCGCTTTGCGCCGAGCTGCACGTTCGGTGTCTGCTGCTTCTATTGCATCGGCTTCTTCTTGCTCGTTTCGCCGTTTGTCTTCAAGCGCGGCCTGTCTTTCTCGACTATGGGCATCAAACGCTGCCTTGCCCTCGGCTTTTTGTTCTTGCGTTTGTTTAGCAAGTGCCTTTTCTACGTCTTTTGCCAGTTCTCGTGCTTGCCACTCCTGCGCGACTCGCTCTTCTTTCCGTAGCCGTGTGGTCTCTGCCGTTCTCTCTGCTAGTGTGGCTGCCGTGGTCGTCACGACGGCCTTCCGTTCCTGCTCCTCTTCCTGCGCGAGTATTGCAAGTTCCGCGTCGTCAGCTTTCTCGGCGCGAAGTGTTGCCTTTCTTGCTTGGCGTATCGCTGGCACATCAATAAGGGTACTGGCTGCACCGCCCATCAAGCCGCCGCCAACAGCCCCGCCAACTGCCGCTTCTAGCAACCGATTCCGAAGCTCTTTCGCCTGCAATGGCGTTCCCGTGCCAACACGAGTGCCACCATACTGCACCCCTTCCTGCACTGCTTCCGTTGCCGCTTCCGTCGCAGCGCTTTTCATCGTCGCACGAATCACCGTGCGCGTCAGTCCACGTTCTGCTGCTTCCTTAACAATCGTTTTTGCAATGCCACGGGATGCCAACTTAGAGGCCAATTGATTCGGCGTGATGCGGTCAAGCAGCGCCACGGGGATTGCAAGGGCTGCCGCAAGCCCGTCGGCCTCAACGCCCATATCGGCCAGTTCCCCGCGAATCCCACCAAAGGCCATCCCGCCAGCTACCGCCGTGCCTGCAACTGGACCGCCCATTGCCGTTGCCGCAATGACGGGAGCCATCGACCCTACTGCCGTGCCCGTCTTTCCCACGAGGTATTCAAGAATGTCACGACCACCCTTGATATTGGCCATTGTCCCAACACGCGGCGCATAGTTGCCTTGCCGATTCCTTGCCCACTTGATAAGGTCTTTTCCTATTGTGGGCTGCGTCGTATTCAGGCCAGCATCCGCCCGATACCCACTCCCCTTTCCTTTCGACGACGCATCAAGCACCTGACCAAGAGCGCCAGCGCCAGAGATAACGCCACTAGCAATGCCCTTGCCAAACTCCTTTACGGAACCAGCAATGACGCCGGAACGTGGCTTAGGCTCGTCGCGCCAGTTCGGACTATATCCGGCTAACGGATCATCAGGCGGCCTCTCTGCCGGCGTCGGCTTACTCCGCCAGTCTGGGCTATAGCCGGAGAGCGGATCATCCCTACGCGGTGAGCCCTGCGCAGCCATTACGGAGTGACCCTGTACTGTGCGTCCAGCTGAGCCTGCGTCAACCTGTTGCTCCCCGCCTTGTCCGAAAGAAGGTATGCTGCCTGATCTTTAGTAATAGATGGCTTTGCTACAAGAGAAGGCAATGGCGGAGCTTTAGCTCCGGTTGCCCTAAGCAGTGCGTCTGGACCAACTCGCTCCGTCACAATAGATAGTGCCTGAGCTCTTGCTTCAGCCGGAGGCAGGCCCCCAGTATGAAGATTAGTGCCGGGGATTGACTGGCCCTTCATCAATGCCTCCGTCACAAGCTCAACAGAGCGGCGAATATCAATATTTTGTGATGCAACGTCTCTATTCATTTGAGACGCACGATTTCGCTCATTCTCTCCCTTTGTAAACGCATTGGCCGCTTGCGTCTTGCGATCCTCATATGCCCGTTCATCGGATATACCCGGCTCCGCCTCGGTTCGCAATGTTGCGCGCAACAGCGCAGCCCGTTTGTCTGCAGCTTCGGTGAGCGCCGCCTGTTGTTGTGCGGTACTTGGAACGCTATAGCGACTACCACCAAGCTGCACTGAGTTTTGCATGGTTTCATCCATTGCCGACCGGTCCGCCTGTTTGCCCTTCAAGATTTTCGACAGTTGCTCTTGCGGGTCGTACTTCGATGGTAACCCCACCGGTGCAAGTGTTAGCCCTAGCCGCGCTGTCTTTGCTGGGGATTGCTCTGGCTGTGGCGTAGAGATTGCGGACTGGCTGCCCATAATATCCTGCGCTATGCCCATTCCCCTTGTTACATCTCGCTGTGCCTTGCCGCTGGCAATGTTTGGGTCGACTACAGTTGCTCCATACTGCCTCAACTGTATCTCATCCATTGCAAGGGCACGAGCGTCCTGCTGTTGCTGGCGGAGTTCAATCCGTGCATTCCTTGCTTCTTCTCTTGCTCGGTCTTCCTCTAGCTCTTTCAGCTTACGGGTCCGCTCACGGTCAGACGACGCGCCTTCAAGGATGTTGCCGAGCGCAGCGATAAATGAGTTGACGGCCATTAGACGTTATTCCGGTTCATGTAATCGTAGTAATCATCGATTGTTGTGCTGCCGCTTCCCGAACCGACTGGTGTGTTTGGTGTCGGTGTCGGTGCAGGTGTTGGTGTCGGTGTTGACGCAGGTGTTGACGACTTCGGCTTCAGAAAGTCTTTGTACTTTTCGGGGTCGAATCCTGCCCCCCGCATCGCCGCTGCAATCGCTTCCGGTGATGCATCGGCTGGAAGCTGTGCCAGTAGAGCTACAAGGCGATCCTGCTGTTCCACCTCAAACTTTCTGTCCGCCTGACGCACCATCTCTGCCTGAGCCGCTGCATCAAGGCCATACGTCTTACCAAACTGCGCGGCTTGCTGCGCGAGCTGCGCCTTATTGTAACTCAGCTGCTGACCGAACTGGTCCTTCTGCATGGCCAAGTTCTGCTGGAACTGGTCGTTGCTCGCCTTGAACCTCTCCGCATCGAGGCCGTGACTCTTGGCAAAGCGATCAGATTCCGCGCTCAGGTTGGCGTTGAACTGCCGCGTGGCCTCGGTCACCTTGCGCTCGTCAAGCCCAAACTGCTTACCAAACTGACTCTCCTGACTCGCCAACTGCTGACCGAACTGACTTTCCTGTGCAGACTGTCTTCGTGTATCAAGACCCAACTGCTGTCCAAACTGATTTTGCTGATTGGCCAACTGCTGGCCAAACTGCCCTTCTTGGCTCGTCTGACTACGCAGCCCCATCGCGTTGGCAATCGCTGCCTGACGGTCCTGTGCCATTGCATCAGCGACACGGGTTGTCAAGTCGCCTTCCATCTGGGCAATCGCTCGCGCCTGCTGACCAGCCAGACCTGACTCCTTCTCAAACCCAATAGAGGAAGCAGCCAAGCCGCGTTGTGCCAGCCGTTCCTTCTCAGCCCGAAGCTGTCCAGCAAAACTGGCATCCAGCTCAGCGCGTTGCTGCGCTCGCAGGTTCTTGACGGTTGCCTCGTCGTAGCGACCCGGTGCAGACATCGCTTCCTGTACCCGTCGTTCCAGTTCAGAGTTAAGGCCAGAACTTGGCTGTACCTGCGCCTGTGGTTGTGCCTGTGCCTGCGCTTGTGGCTGTGCCTGTACTTGTGACGGCGCTTGCGCTTGCGCTGGGGCAGAGCTCTGTGCGGGAGCCGCACCCTGTCCATCACCGCTTGGCGCAGCTTGTACAGAAGCACCACCACCGCCACTCATCGTTGCGCCCTGTGTCGTACTAGCGGGCTTGCTTCCGCCACCTAGTGCGTCCGCCACCGCATCTGGCAGGCCAGCCTTGGGTGCAGCAGCTTGTGCGGCGGGCATAGCAATGCCCATTGAGGAGAGGAAGTCTCCCAACTCTTTCCGCGACTGCATAATAGCAGGGTCGTTGGCAAAGCCACCTTGTCCCGTGCCGGAGTACTGGTCAAGGAACCGCCGCTTGCCTGCATCATCCATTCCCGCAATGGCATTTAGGACAGGGATGTTCCCATGCTGATTGAGGAGCATCTTTGTATTTGCTGTCGTCTGCACGGACCCAAGGTCGAATCCGAGCGCCTTGTTCGGGTCGAGCGAGGTCTTCTCAAATGCTGCTTCCGCCTCTGCATATTTCTTTGCGTCGTCTGCATTGCGGAACACCACATTACCTGCGTTATCCGTTCCAATCATCGAGGCCGATTCCAGCGCCGCCTTTGCTGCCGTATAATCGCCTGACCCAGCGGACGGCTTGTATCCAAGGGCAGATGGTGTTGACCGCACACGCGCTGTGCTACTGACTGTCCCGTCTGCATTCTGGGTAATCTGTGGAGCTGGCGTTGCAACTGGCGTTGGCGTCGGTGCAGTTGGCACTACGCCATCAGACGGCGGAGCACCACCACCAGCTGGCAGGTTGAAGTCTACTGATGATGGCGGCGTAAAGCCTTCTGTTGCACCACCTTCCATCAGCCCACCAGCCTGCAACTTCTCGCGCACAGCATCCGGTACAGACGACTGGCTAAACTGCTGAGCCATCTGTTGCTGACGTTCTTGCCCCATCTCGGCGCGGGGAACCTGAGGTGCCGGATAATACCCGCCGAGTGGCTGGCCTTGCCCCTGTCCCTGCTGGGCAAGCATCTGCTGAATACGTTCCTTGATTCCGCCGAGCGCACCACCGCCTTGTGCGGCAGTCTCTGCGCCAAACTTCTGCCGCAGCATCTCTGCTAGTCCCTGCGGCGTCTGCTGCATCGGCTGTTGCGGCTGCGCCATCCGTTGCTGCTGCTCTTGTTCCACCTGCCGCTGGGCGCTGGCCGCGTCACCAAGGACAGGCAACGTCTCGCTAGCCCGTTGCACCCCAAGGCTGCCCTGTTGCGCTTGCTGCTGCGCTTGCTGTGCAGCCAGCTGAGCACGAACGCGACGCGCTAGTTCCTCTTCATCGTCGTCGTCCACCTGACGCGGAGCCGACGGACCCGTAAAGGGCATAGGCGCAGGACGCGCATGGCCAGCACTCTGCATCTGTGCAAACGACTGCTCCTGCTTTGGCGCAGGCGCAGCGGGTGGCTTCTGTGCGCCATTGAAGATATTCGCCGCGCCGACCTGACTTTCCTCGCTACTGTTCTCGTCAGAGGCGTTCGTAATCGTCTTCTGGCCACCAAACAGGCCGCTACCGTAGGATGTTTTCATCTGGGAATCTGCTCGTGTAGGTTAGCGAGGTGGCTCATAGGAACCACCCTTATTCGCAAAGAATCCAGCGCCAAGCATCTTCATCAGCATTTCACCCATCTGTTGCTTCCGGCGTTTTTCCAGTTCAATCGCGTCGAAGTCCTGCTTCTGTGCCGCAATCATTCCTTTGTTGTATTCCATCCGTTGCTTACCGGACTCAAAGTCTTGCTCGGCCATCTGGCCCTTCTGCTTTGTTGCGCCGGAAAAGTAATCTGCGCCAGCCCTAAGCATATCCTTGTTCTTGTCATCAGTGGCAAAACCCCAGATGTCCTTTAAGGACTTACCAGCGATGAGTGGCTTAGTAAAAATATTTGGCACGGGAGTCTTACCTACTAGTGGATTGTTAGTAAACCTTGCAACGGCGCTATCAATGGACGGCAAAGGAACGTCTGGAATCTTAAAGTCCGGTATCGAAAGATTAGGCGGTGGTGCAGCTTGTGATGCGGCTTGTGCAGCACCCTCAGCCACTGAAGCCACTGGTGCCGCTAACTTTGCCGCAACTTGCGTTCCAAGCGTACCAGCCTGCTTTGCAGATTTGTAAGCTGCCGTCGCTGCCTTTGTGCCCTTTCCTGTAAAGTCCGTAAGGTTAGGGTTTATAAATCCTTTTGCTGCACCGGCCAGTTTGCTTGTTCCAGCAACACCCGCATTGGCAAATCCACCCATCGCACCAGAAACACCAGAGCCAAGCATATAGCCAGAGACGCCGCCCTTTATAGCATCGCCGCCTGTTGCACCACGCTTGGCTCCCTGCATACCGGCTTTGATTGCTGCGCCGACAAGAGGATTGCCGCCAGAAGCTACCGTTCCAGCAGCAGCAAGGATATCGCCCTTATTGCGCTCATAAGTATCACCTACCCAGCCGCCAATCTTGACCTTGTCTAAACCAGAGTTCTTCCAGCCCTTAGAAACAAAGTCGCTGCCACGGCCCCAGATATCCCGCGCCCGTTCGCCGTGCGCCGTGTCCGTAGACGTAATGGCGGTACCCGCCTCATTCGTGAGTCGGTCGGCCTCTTTCGTCGAGAGCTTCTTCCCGTCCTTGTACCACCAGCCGTCGCCGCCAATGGTCGCGCCAATGCTCTTGGCTTGAGCCGCTGCACGAGGATCGCTACTAATGACTGAGCCAGTATTCGGGGGCACTAGTCTTCACTCCGAAAAATGATAAAGTCCAGCAACGCACTTGCCGGCGCTGCCGTTCCAAAGGTGCAGGTAAAGCTCGTGGTGGTGCGGACTGTCACCGCACGAGTCGTCAGCCACGAGGTCGTGATATGCACCCCGTAGTTTGTATCCTGCTCCTCACGAATCAAAGGAATCACGGCAGTCACCGCTGTCACAGTCACCGGAATCTGCACCCCGCAGCCACCCGACGTTGCATATCGAATCCGCAGGCGACGTACCTGTTCCTGCTCACGGGTATTGACCATCGGCGTCAGACGCGCATTGACCATAGGAGCCGTCATCAGGTTCCCCCTCGACGGCCCATCGCAAAGGCTTGTACTTCTGCCCGTGAATACAAGGCATCGGCTTCACCCGAATCCACAATCGTGACGTCAATCCATTCCCCACGGTCAGCCAGCGGGACACGGAACATCGCAGCATTGGTCACGGCCAAGCTTGTCGCATCAATCGCATAGCTGCCGCTGCCTGACTGGGTGACCCATTCCACCGATACGTCATCTGTACCACGGGGGTCCATCAGGAGATAGCCCCATCGATAGGACTTCTCGTTCATCGCATCGCCAGCAAAGAAACGGTGTGGCTGCACCCGCATCGCAAACTGTGTGCCGCCTCCGTAAGCTGGCGACATGTTATCCAGATATGCTCCATCCGCATCGCACAACGTCACCCACCCTTCTGCATCGCCACGGAGGATGAGGAACCGCCCTTCGTTGTCCTCAGACTCAAAGTGACAGGTGGTGGCTGGCGACAGGTACCCCGTAGTCCACGGACCCGACCACGCATTGAGGCGGTAGTTGTACACAAGGATACCGTACTCTGGCACCCACCACCGAATCTCTTGGTAGTTACGGACATGGACGCCACGGACGCCAGCAATCGTATCCCCATCCCAATCGCGGATAATGCTGTCAATCGGCGTCGAGATGGACTCTGGCGCGGCGCTTTCACTCACCCGATAGAAGCCGTTCTGTCCAAGGAAATACACCTGTCCAGACACTTCGACAATCGAGAAGGCGTTCGTCGTGCCGATTTCGCCCGTGATACCCGTCGCACCAGCGGCAATCGCGATATCGTCCTGCGTAAAGCCTGTCCAACGCGAGATGCCGCTGCGGTGGAAGATCAGCAAGCTCGACCCACTGACCGCCAAGCCTGTCGTATTCTGGTCGCCAAAGGTACGGATAATGGCTTCCCCGCCACCACTCGCTCCAACGCCCAGCGTATCCCCGTCATTCAGCTCAGAGTAGTACACGCTCTGGTCAATGCCCGTCACACCAAAGAGGCGCTGATTATAGACCACAATCTGCGCGATATTCGGTGTGCTGGCGAGATTGAGTTCAAGGGTCGTGCCGTCCCACCGATTCAACGGCCCACCATCTGCGATGTACATACACTCCGTATCCGCAGGAGCCGTGTACAGGAAGCTGGCAAAGTCTGGGGTATTGGTCGTCGAGAGGCCGGAGGCAGACAACACAAACGGCGTAGTCGCCGGTGCAGTCTGTATAGTTAGGCCAGTGTCAGTTACAAGGAAATCACCAATACTGCTAACAAGGTCCAACGGCAGGGATGGTGGCGCAAAGCTCGACGTGTACAGGTCGCCGTTCTGCACCACCATGATTTCCGAAGCCGACACCCGATACCACGACACGCCGTTCTGGATAGCCTGACCACCACCAAGCGCAGCTGTTGTCAGCCGGACAGTGCCTAACCGCTTGCCTGCCCCGCCAAACTCCGAGAGGCGCACGTTCGTCGCATCCCGCACCTGATTAGGCTGCAACTGTGACGGGTCCGCCGTGACATTGAGGCCACCGCCAAACGACGGCTGGGCGTCAAGGACGACTTCGCGGCCCACTTAGGCTCCCGCCCATTCGTGTGCGTTATCAGGATAGTCCAGCAGCGTCGGCGTGACCGTCTGCCTGCGGATGTCGTCCAGCAGGAGGCGACGGGACTCGCTCGCCAACCCACGCAACATCGACGCCGCTTCCGGTTCTGCACCGCCCTTCAGCAACAACGTCGCTGCCGCTTCGTAGCAGAGCAGCAGGTGTGACGCCGACGGAAAGTTGATCGTGCTGGCTCCCGTTGCTAAGTCCGACAACGAGGTGGGCTTATAGTTCACCACCACCGTCAGTCCCAGTCCAGACTGCACGGGCAACACCTGAATCGCGTCCAGCCCTGCCCGATAGTACAGCCGAGGCCGGAGGTACACAGCACTCGTGGTCGTCGCCAACGGAACATGACGGAACTGCGTCTCCCCGTACAGCTGCGATCCATCGTTCATCGACAGAATGCGATAGTAGTTCTTCTCGTTATCCCCGCTGCCCGTATCAAGGTCAACAGTATCGACAACGCCACTCGCGTCCGTCGTGACCGACACGCTATTGAACGTGTAGTACGGCGTCGCGTTGA